GGCTCCCACCTTCCATGATAGCTATTACCACGCTATCTATGTCTAGTAAATCTCTCCTCAAAACTAGAGGCATCATGCAGAAATCTACACCTGGCGTATTTTTTGTGAGGCGGTCTTACGGTGCGGGTAGTGCTCCCGGCAACTTTTGCGGGAGTTCTAACGTTATCGCAGACCCTATCCAATGGACGAATTCCGTCACAGGGGGTGAAAACCCTCGATGGCGTGAACTTATCGCTAAAGGACAGAACGCCACCACAGTCCTCTCTGGTACTTCCAGGAGGATTACTGCCAGTGTGTCCGATTTTGTGGTTTCGAAGGCTTCTCGTGATAACGGAGGCCCTTGCTTTAATTATATTACAGCAATGGGTACTCTTCTTTATCCGGAATTCGTCGATCCACCTTCTGCTGATGAGACATCCGCGGTGGCTCAAGCTAGGCAACGTGTTATCAAGCAAGCTAAAGAACTCCTTACCCCTGTTCAGGGGGGGGCTTTCCTTGGTGAGCTTGTTAAGACGATCCATATGGTAAAGCATCCGGCTACCTCGCTTCGGAAATCAATAGATGACTACTTTAGGGTACTAAAGAAAGTACCCCGTAGAACATCTTCTGCTTACCGTCGTAAGGCGCTGAATGACACCTATCTCGAGTTCACTTATGGATGGCGCCCTTTAATGGGTGACATCCAGAATGGCATCGAGACTCTGAGGCGCTACGTCGCCAACCGTCCTTGCAAATCAAGACAGTTGTCGGTCGTGGCAGATCAGTTTCTGCTTCACACTCCGCCGAATCCGGCACTTCTTTTTCCGGGTTCAGTGTCTGGCATCGAAAGCTTAATACTAGGCAAATCGATGTCATTGTGGGCAGTGGTGTTATGCTCAGGACGTATGGTTCCCAAGATGCACTGGCGCGAGAGCTCGGTCTATTTCCCGAGTCTTTCGCCCCTACTGCATGGGAACTGGCGCCCTGGTCATTCTTTGCTGATTATTTCGCCAATATTGGTGACATAATCGATGGCTTTTCCCTCGTTAATGGCCATTTGGCCTGGTCTTACCAGACCACGAGAAAGGTTCGGCGTACTAGTAAAATATTTACTAGGACTACGAATTCTAACCCGTACGAGGTATATAGTGCCAGCGTGGGCAACACGGTCTGGGAGGAGAAATCTATTGATAGGGCTATACTTTCAAGCATAGTCCCACCTCTAGATTTCAAACTTCCATCCTTTGGTTCGCGGACGGCGCTTAATATTGCCGCTCTAGCTTATCAAGGGAACGTTCCTAGACCTTTCTACTAACATGGATAGGAGGCTACTTATGGAGATTCAGCAGCTGCGCGAAGTCCTCAAGACGTCACTTCGTGGATATCAGTCGATTGCCCTCGATGCAGGTCTACCTTTCGTAGATCTGACCGATGAGCAGTTGGCTGAGATGTCCATTAGTGATATCGAGAGGCACGTCAAGCAGTTACAAGTTCTTCTTAGGACGCCCCACTAGCCGTAGTTAGCAACCCTTCCATAGGAGTTTATTATGGCTTTTAGCCCTTCAAGTCCAGTGACGGGGTCCGCTCAGACTGGTTTGACCAGTCCGACGTACACCATCGTTGCCGATACAGCTCCGAGTTCCAACGGCAAACAGTATGCGGTTACCGCTTTAGGCGGTACGCAGACTGGTGTCGATGTATCCTCGGTGTCTCGGCCTTTCACCGTTACGTTCGTTAAGCCTCCGGTACTTCGTACCCTTGGCAGCCCGAACCCGATGACAGGGATAATCTCCAACGTACCGAGCAACACGTACAAGCTTATCACCCGCAAGGGTGTTTTGCCGCTCGCCGGTCAGCCGTCTAAGACCATGCTAGTCACCACGATTATCGAGGTGCCTGCTGGGTCTGATACGGCCGATGCAGCGAATGTACGCGCCGCTCTTTCGGCTCACATCGGTACACTGTCCCAGCAAAGTGCTGGTATTGGTGATACCGGTGTGTCCGGGATCTTTTAGATCCCGATTCCTATTCCTCCTAAGGTGGGGCGTTTTCGTTTTCCTCCTAGTTTCCTATTTCTTAGGAACTGTAGAGGTACGCGATTTTGCTTCGCTACTTATCGCCATTTTCTGGCGCTAAGTGGCTCCCGCCTCAGGGGGGTCGGCTTCCGATACGTTTAGGAGACGCTCATGAAGGTTTCTTCTGAGTTGCTTTACCTTGCTGTGCAAGACGATATTCGCCGGCACTTAACACATGCCGGTGCCCCTGAGCAGACTTGGCGAACTGCTGCTGCTGTTGCGCTTCTGGACTCCCTACTAAAGAAATATCTTAGTAGTCAGGCCGTAAGCACTTCCGCAGACCAGCGCGCCCTTGATCTTTTCCTTCAAGTTAACGAAGGGTTGATCAGCTCACCTCTACCGCCGGAACGCCTCTTGGACGAACATTTGCTAGGGGAACTAAAACTTTCCCTTGACAAGTTCTGGTTCAAAGATGCTACCAGCGGTTTGATTGGGACCATGCATGACCTCTATTTACAAGGTCGTGTAGGTCCGGGAAGTAGCCTTGGCTCGCCGTCTAACGACTTCTATACGAAGTTGTTCGATTGCAGGCTAACAGCTACTAGTCGTCTTCTGTACGAATCGTACAGTCGTAGTCTACAAGACCAACCAACGTACATTGACGCTGAAGAGCGTCGTAAGGCGAAGTTTGGTGACTGTGACTATATAGCACAGAGTAAGTTACTCTTCGTACCGAAACGCAGCGATATCTCTCGCACGATCTGTGTCGAACCGAGTCTGAACATGTTTTATCAGCTCGGTGCGGCTAAGATATTGGAGAAAAGGCTAATGCGTGTCTACAATATAGACCTCCGCAATCAACCCGACTTCAATCGAGAGCTAGCACGACTTGGGTCGATTAGTGGTGACTATGCCACTATCGATTTATCGTCCGCTTCCGATAGTCTTAGTCTCGGAGTACTGGAGTCGATTCTGCCATCTGAAATGCTTAGGTGGCTGAAGCTTCTCCGTACCCCTCAAACTAAACTACCTGACGGGCGAGTCGTCACGCTTCGTATGATATCTACTATGGGGAACGGTTTCACTTTCCCCCTAGAGACACTCATATTTGCGTCCGTTGTTGCTGCTGCTCATCGCGTAGCAGGGATTCCCTTGATCAGGAATTCCTATTGCGACTCTTTGACTGACATACCGTCAAAGGTTGGAAACTTTGGTGTCTTTGGAGACGATATTATTGTTCGAAAGGAGGTTACTCCTTTCGTTCTTCGTCTTCTTAAGCTCCTCGGTTTCCAGGTGAACAAAAGCAAGACCTTTGTTGAAGGCCCGTTTCGCGAATCCTGTGGCTCTGACTTCTTTAACGGTCAGTTCATCCGGGGTGTATATATCAAATCACTCCAGACTCCGCAGGACCGGTACGTAGCCATAAACTTGTTAAACGATTGGTCTGCCACCACTGGGATCCAACTTAGTGGTGCAGTCCAACTCCTGCTTCGGGGGCTTCGCATGGTGAGTGTTTCTCCATGCTTAGGTCTCGATGCAGGCGTCCATGTTCCTCTTTCTATGACGAACCCGCCTCGTAATCGTAACGGTAGTTTTATATGCCGTCACTACTTACAGCGGGCTCGTCTTATTAAGATCAAGGAGGATGGGTCGTTTAGCAAAGCTTGGGCTAAAAGAGCCCCGAATTTCTCGGGGCTCTACCTTAGTTTCCTCGCTGGCTACCTACGTT